CGTGCCTGCGCCCCAAACGCCGACATCGTCTGGCTAGCCGGCAACCATGAAGAAAGGCTAGTCAACTATGTACTCGACAATGCGAAAGCTGCGTTCGGTATCCGTCGCGGTAACACTCCAGATAGTTGGCCTGTTATTAGTGTGCCTTATCTCTGCCGTTTTGACGATCATGGCATCCAGTATCTGGCTGGCTACCCTGCATCCAGCTTTTGGATCAACAACAAACTCAAAGTCATCCACGGCAACCGTGTCAAATCAAACGGGTCGACAGCGCATCAGTATCTCAACAGCGAAAGCAAGGTATCTGTTATCTACGGGCATATCCATCGCCGTGAGTGGGCTGAGAAAACCCGTGAAGATTGGGACGGCCCCAAGACGATCCTTGCGGCGTCGCCTGGAACCCTTGCCCGAACGGACGGAAGCGTGCCTTCGACGCGCGGCGGGATTGACCTCGACGGTCGCCCGTTGACGGTGGTAGAAGACTGGCAGCAAGGTTTCGCTGTCGTGTCGTATGAGGAAGGCGACGGCCAGTTCTGGTACGAACAGATCCCGATTCACCACGGACAGACGTTCTGGCGTGGCAAACTATATAACTATGGCCCCACCGAAGAGCAGTAGCCCGAAACGGTCAGCGCAGTATTACCGCAAGAACGCGAAAGCGCGTAAGAAGAAGGCTGCGTACGACACCGCATACCATGACAACGACAGCCGTCGAGCGTACCGTGCTGAACTGTCGAAGGAACGTCGCAAGCGCGGGGTGATGGGCAAGGGCGGCAAAGATGTGTCGCACAAGAAGGGTGGCGGTACGACAATGGAGTCGGCATCGAAGAATCGTGCGCGTAACAGGGGGAAGAAATGAGCGAAGCTGTGTACGAGTGCGTGCGGTGCGGTGCCATCGTTGTTGGTGGCCGTAAATGCTCTGCGTGTGGCGGCAAACTAATCCCTTACGAGCCGTTCTGAGTGCGGTTAGAACAGTACCAAGACATCTGGATCAACGGCGCAGTTGACACGCCAGGAATCCGCGAGTGCGCCAACAGATACGAACACATCCGTGATATCGCAGCACAATACGAACGACCGTTCACCGTTCTAGATGTCGGCGCAAACCTCGGCTACTTCTCAATCAGACTCACCGAAGATTTCCCGAACTGCCATGTGGTCGCCATCGAACATCTGTACAGCGAATGGCTGATCGACGTTCTTGCTGCGAACAACACGAACCGTATCGTTCTTCTTGACCACCAGTTCACCGTTGACGATCTGAAACGTCTCGGCGAAGTAGAACACTTCGACATGGTTCTCGCCATGTCAGTCATGCACCACTTCGACCAAGATTGGGACAGCATCCTTGCTGCGTTCCGGCAACTCGGCGACGTGCTGATCGCGGAAACAGCACACGAACAGGCTGCGTGCGGTCGGAACATCACCGAAACCTGCGAGGTACCTGCCGACGCTGAACTTCTTGCGTTGTTCCCATCGCATCTTGACGGGTCGCCACGCCCAATGTGGACAACGTCGCAGCCTCGCACCACTCTCGCTAAAGCGTATTTGGACACACCGATGGACGACTGCAACATTCGTATCGAAGCAGATATGCGGTCGAAACAAGCGGTGAAAGGTAAGAAACGGTACGACTGGTTTCCAGGTATCAACTTGAATACCTGGTTGCGGTGGGGTGGCAGTTGGCCTGAACGCCATGAGGTCGTAGAGATGGTGCGCGAGTCAGCTCCTGCTAAACGGCATGGGGATATCCGCACCCATAACGTCATTTTGTCTGGTGACGCCACCCATTTCATTGATGCTGCTGATCCTCGTCGTGCGATGGACGATGACGCGGAGAGTCTGCACCGACTATTGTTAGAGATCGATGGGCGAAGTGTATGACGAAGACGATGAAACCTGGCCAATCGTGGTTGTTCAATGGCGTGACGCATCTTCTGGCAGCGAGGGCGGCTGGGTAGATACCGCCACCTACGAAGCTCAAGAAACCCATGTGTTGACGGTCGGCTGGGTGTGGCCTCAATGCCTGGAAGGTCATCTGACAATTGTCGGGTCGGTCATCGGTATCCCTGACAACCCTGACACCGTCGGTGAGATCACCCACATCCCCCTAGAAAACGTCTGCTCCGTGTACTCGCTCGCAGCTCATCTGCCGGTCAACTGGTTTGACGAGAACTTTTAGACTTGACACGCTGTCACACCCTCCTGTAATACTGTAGCCACCCGCTACACAGGAGGAACTGATGGGTGCAACCTTTATCAAACCGCCGCACGGCAGCATGGAATGGCTGATGGTGCGTCACCGGGACGACACCGGCTGGCCGGTCGTGTCCGCATCAGACGCGGCAGCAGTCCACGGCGAGCACCGTTTCAAAACGAAGTATGGCCTCGGCATCGACAAGCTTGCTGACGAACCGGTAGTCACCGAAACGAACCGTGCGATGGAACGCGGCAACCGTCTGGAAGCCACCCTGTTGAACTGGGTTGGCGACGAGATCGGTGAACGAGTCAACGAACCCGACCGCATGTACGTCTTCCAAGAACGAGGCGCGTCAATGGTCGCCACCCTCGACGGGTACACCGGCGACAACCAGTTCCTACCCGACGCCATCGTGGAAATCAAAACGTACTCCGGTGTGTTCGACCCTGACGGCGACTACGGCGACGGATACGGCCCCCTGCCGGCCTACTGGCATTGGCAAGGTGTACAGCAGTCAATCTGTTGTGACACCGACGAGGTGATCTGGGGCGTGTTTGACAGCACCCTCGATCTGAAGATCTACCGTCAGTATGTCACCGAGGTTGATCGTGGACGGCATATCGCAGCGGTCGCAGATTTCTGTCGGAACATCGCTGTCGGGTTTCTGCCTGACGATTGGCAGGCGAACTACAACGATTTCGCGTCGGCACCTGTCAGCGAACATGTTGCCGATCTGACCGATCTGTCATCGGTGATCGCCCAGTTGCGCGAGGTGCAGGCAGAGAAGCGTGAACTCAACGAACGCGAGGACGAGCTGAAAGCCAGTTTGGCGGCAGCGATGGATGGTGCTACCGTTGGCACCGTAGACGGCCAGGAGGTGGTCACATGGAAGCAACAGTCGCGGATCTCCTTCGACGCGAAGCGATTCGCCTCGGAGCACCCCGATCTACACAAGCAATACCAAACCAGCAGCACCTACCGTGTGATGCGAACGAAAGGAACCAAGTAATGGAAGACAAACTGGCAACCATCTTCGACAAGTACGGGTCACCTGACCCGAAGTACATCGAACGTCTGCCGAAGGGCGGCACAACCCTCGATTTCATCGGTCATGCGCGTATCACGCAATGGCTGCTGGAGATCGACCCGACGTGGACTATCGAGCCGGTCGCGTTCGATGAGGGCGGTCTGCCTGCCCGCGTGAAGCACGGCAACATGGTGCAAGCAGGGTTCTACATGACCTTGTGCGGTCACCGCCGGTACTGTGTCGGCTCTGTGGAGGATCGCAAACCAGACATCGGCAAGGAACTGTTGTCGGACGCGATCCGTAACGGCGCGATGCGTTTCGGACTGGCACTCGACCTGTGGTCGAAGCTTCCTCTCGGTGAGGAACCTGAGCAGGCTGCGCCCGTCAAGAAGACCGCGAAGAAGACCGCAGCGAAGAAGACCGCTGCACCAGCACCCGAGGTGTCCGACGACGAACTTGTCGATCCGGCCACCATCGGCAAATTCAAGGCAGCGTGTGACCTCAACGGTCTGTCACAAGATGAGGTCGCCCAACACGCTGGCGTGAACCTCAACCACGTCACCCTCGGCGACATGGATGCCCTCCGTGCGTCGTTCAAAACCCTCAAGGAGCAAATGCAATGAACAACATCACCGTCACAGGCAACGTGGGGCGCGACCCCGAACTGAAGTACAGCAACAATGGTATGGCAATCCTCAAGTTCAGCGTTGCGGACACCCGCAACAAGGGCGACGAAAAAGTTACCCAATGGTGGAACATCGTCTGCTTCAAGGAACTTGCAGAGAACGTCGCAGCGTCGATTGGTAAGGGCACCCGTGTCCAGGTGATCGGCAAGGTGCAACGCGAAAAGTACGAAGACAAGGAAGGCAACGAGCGTGAGCGCATCGAAATCCTTGCTGACGATGTTGGTATCTCGTTGCGTTGGGAACCGGCCGGCGAGTCCGCTCCTGTGCGTGGTGAGCCTGTTCTGCGTGGCGCGCTCATCGTGACAGACCCGAGCGAGGAACCATTCTGAGCGATGGGCAAAGACACCAAAGAATGGCATTGCGCCGTCTGCGGGCAACGACTCACCACCCACCGCAAAATCATCGGCAAACCCGTACACACCTGTGCGGCACGCCCCGGTAAACGCCGATGGGAACTCGACGAGGTGACACATGTCTAAAAACAAAGCCAAAGGCACCGCGTTTGAAACCGACATCGTCCGCTACCTACGCGAATTCGGGTTCCCATACGCCGAACGACGCGCCCTCGCAGGCGTACACGACCTCGGCGACATCACCGGCACACCAGGACTCGTCTGGGAATGTAAAAACCATCAGACTCTGAAACTGTCCGAATGGTTGAACGAAACAGAAGTGGA